GTTCACGTCATCTCCGTTTTTTGTTTGCCTCGTTAAGCACTTTAATGACCGTTGTCAAGTCCCGTGAGTCAAACGCAATGTCGCTAGGCCACCAACCGACCGCGACCAGTACTTCTGCTAGTTGGCGGCGGTAGGTGCCGCGTCCGTAGGGTTTGGGTCTGTCTCGTCCAGTACCGGCAGAATGTCGATGTCAGGGTTTTTGCTTAGCCATTCGCGCCAGTTGTCACCAACTTGCTCGCCTTTGATCTTGAGGATTGTGTGCATCCAACAGGCGTAATCCGAGTACAACGGGTTTGCGGAGAGCTGTTGAATGTTGCGACGCTCAAGGCGTTCCCATTCAGTAACCACAAACAGGTTTGTGTAGTAATACTCTGGGGCGCTGTCGGCCGTGCGTTTCAATTGCAACTTAATTTTCATGTGTCTCCTATGTCGGCTTGGAGCCGTTGATTATGCGGTTGTGTCAACCGAGTACGTGCCCCCTTGGAGCTCGATCTCGTAAACACTAAGCTCACCCAAGGACGCGTTGATCACAGGCAGGCTAGAAAAATAGGTATCCGTCAAAATAAAGCCTGGATTAGTTGCCGAATCAGCGGCGCTTGTTGGGTTTACTTTGACGGTGCACTTGGTGCCGAGCAACGGTGCAAGAACTGCGTACGACTCTGACGATGCGTACGATGCGTACACAGTCAAGGTCAATGAGTTGCTGAACAGGCCAGCAATCATGGTGCGCGAAGTCTGACCGAATGCGGTGTCTTCGAGAGCTTCTGCAGTCACAGTCAACGTCGCTGCGCTGACCTGATCGGTGATGTCAACAATGGTGCCGATTGCGGTTCCAATCTTGACTGTTGGGTTCGAGAGGTAAGTTGATGCTGGCATGTTTGCTCCTTAAGTTCTGATCTGATAGTAGATGATTTGTATTCGGTAGTTGTGGATTATGCGGTCTGGGCTTGGATAGCGCAATCAAGGTCGTAGCACGGGTACAACGCGCCACCAATTTCAAGGCTTGACGGACGGCCAGCCATCACAATGATCGGCGAGTTAAGCACACTTGCCACAATGCTTAAGATTGAGCGGAGTACCGGCAGACCTGCAGGCCCAGAGCCAATGACCTTGATAGGGAACTCAAGGCGCACAATGTTGCCGTTGCCAGCAAACGTGGTGAAGTTTGGCGCGTCAAGGTACACGCAATTAGGTGCAAGTTTCGTTGGGTCGTTTACAACACGCAGACCAGAGACCGCGGTAAGCGTTGCTGTGACATCGTCAATCGCTTCGTTGAACAGGTCGGTGTACGACATCAGGCAACCGCTGGACGAGGGATGCCAAGCAGCTGCTTGACGATCGGGGTCAGGCTTTGCTGTGGTGCAGAACCCATGCCGTCAAACGTGGCGTAGGTTGCCTCTATTGAGCCCCTAGAGCGCCACAGAGCGGCGCAATACATCAAAGTGCCTAATGTGGCGTCACCGCCTGGAGAAGTCGTTAGAGAGTCGATATAGCCCGATTCCTGACGCCTGCGATATGCGAACTGGTTGCCAGCCGACACGGACTGCGTGAGCAACGTGTAATCGTCAGACGGGTTCGTAATCGTGATGCCAAGGTAAGACATGACCTGCGCGGCAGTTACCCACGTGCAAACAGGGTCATTGGCAACAGTCCCAGACGCGGCGACACGCTCGACATCGCTTGCGGTCTTGGCGTAAAGCACCTGATCGGCGATCGGCACCTGATAGTCATAAAGCAGATCGCCTTCGGTATCAATGCCCAAAAATAAATACTGTGGCAATGCGCGCACCGAGTAAGTGCCGTTAAATGTTGCGTCAACTCCAGCGACCGTGATTGAACTGCCGACTGCAATCTCGCTGGTGGTCAGGAGTTGCAGTACGGCAAAGTTGTCAATCAGGTACTTGTTAGTAACTGTGTAAGTAGCCATGGCGGTTAAGCCGCCTTTCTACTAAGCCTGGGTGATCTTGCGAATCATGCCACCGATTGCAGCAAAGGTGCTGACGTATCCATGGAATGAGAATTGACGACCCAAAACTGACGGCTGTTCAACGCTCATGAGGCCACGGATTGATTCGTAGAACTCGAATGCGTCGCCTTGGCCTTGACCAACACGGGTAATGATCATGGTCTTGGCAGCGAAGTTGCTGTCAACTACAAGTTGCAATCCGATTGGGTTGCCGTTCCATGATGTTGCAGATGCGTTGCCAAGTGCGTTCTGACCTGTGAGGCCTGCTCCGATGAATGGGAACAATGGACGCTTGCTTGAGTCCACAAGTTGTCCGAGCTGTGCCCATACGTCAACGGAAACGAACATGTGTGTCGGCATCCAGTTACGACCGCTTGACACGTCATTGGCTGCATCGTAAACGGACTTTAGGAAGTCTTCTGGAGTTCCGTCCCATACGCCTGACGAGTTTGCAGCGGCAAGCAGGTTGTCTGCTGCAAGGTTGTCCGATGCGATCATGTATTCGCCCATCAAGTCATTCAAGATCAACTGCATTGCACTTGGTGAAGTGAAATCCATGTCTTGTGCTGACAAAGTTACTTGGCCTGCAAGTGTTGTCTTGGTAACCGAATTTGAGGCAATGACCATTGTGGTTGCTGATACTGCGCCAAGTTCGTTTGCCTGTGATGCAACGCTTGTGTGCGTGGTAATGGTTGGACGGATAAAAGTTTTTGATTGTCCGCCATCTGGATAAGCGCGTGCGCCAAGTGCTTCCACGGTAGGCCTGATGAAATTTAGATCCTGCACCAATGGTCCGAGCACCGGAACGGGCAAGAGGCCTAAAGTGTCAGTCGTAAGAACATCGCCTGCAGCTGCTTGCAATGCTGTTTTCTTTGATGCTGTGTATTCAGCAACAGCTTTGTTCATGTTTGCGAACGTGTCGCCACCGATGTGATAAGCGGCCATGAACTCGCCTGCGGTTGGCAAGACGAATTCTTTTTTAACCTGTGCAAAAATTGGTGCAGTAGGGATTGTTGCCTCGACTGCTGGTGCGGTTACTTCTGACATTTCTGGTTTCTCCTCTACTGGGGTTACTTCTTCATTTAACACTACTTCTTCTGGCTCTTGGTGGATACTCGCTGCGACTTTGGTGATGTTTGCGGCATCGCCAAAAGCGCCGATCGGAACTAGGGACAATTCCATCCAGTCGGCTGACTCAATAATCATTGTTCCTTCTTCGTCATACGAGAACTTGGTTGGGTTTACGCCAACCGATACCTGGTCAATGGTGCCGTCTAAGGCCATGACCAAAGCGTCATTGCCAAGCGTCGTTGCGCTGATCTTGGCGCTGAACATCATGCCTTCTTCGGTGTCCACGCGCTCGGTGACAACGCCTACTGGTTGGCTGGCATCGTGGTACATAAACAGACGTGGCGCTTTTCCTTCGATTGGCAATGAGCCTGGGCGAAAGATCACAGATGTGCCATCCGAAACTGTTGCCGGCACGTTGTACGGAACTGCGGTTCCAGAGATCGTGCGCTTTGGTGCTTCGCCGATTGCGGCGTCAACCGTAAATTCTCCTGCAATTAACTTAATCATCGTGCTAACTCCTCTTGAGTGTTTTCTCTTACAACTACTTCTTCATTGTCCATACGATCGGTCATAAAGTTTTCTTCTAGGTATTCATCGGCGTCAAACTCGACGTATGTTCCGCGCGGTAACACGTTGTCCATTGACAATGCGCCAGCAATTGCGTCGGCATACAATTTCACTCCAAACAAGTACAGGTCTGCGCGCGCTTGCTGTGACGACTGGTATGAGTAAGCGCCAGTAGCAACGCCGACCAAATATGGTGGCACGTTTGCCAAGCGCGACATTTCCAGCGCCTGATATTGCGACGCCTCAATCAAAAGCATCTTGTCAGGTGTGCTGTTTGTTTCCGTGTATGTCAAATACTCGTTTAACGCTGCAGTCTGGTTAGTTGCTCGAGCGGCATTAAACGCGCTAGCCAAATCAGCAAGTTCTTGCGCGCTAAGTGGTTCGCCACCAGTTTGTTTGAGTACGCCGGCAGGAATGCTTGACGATGCGTTGCGGTTGCGCGCTGCTTCAAGTTTTAGCGCGGTTTCAATTGCGCCTGGTGCCGAATAGATTAGGCCTTGTGCTGGAGACAAGAATTGCACAAGGTTTGCTGGGTCAATTTCTCCGCCTTGGAAATACACCTGTGACGATGGAGCAAACCACACAGGGCCAGCCATGTCGGTAGTAGTGATTGAGCCTGCTGGCAGTCGAGTAAACGATGCCGGATATCCGTCGGCTGTGCGCGACGTGATGTACCAGAATGCGCGCCCAAACATCATGAGGTCATCAAGAGTCCAGCTCATAAGGAACTGGAACGAAACTGTTGGGTCTGGTCGGCGCAACCATGAACGTGGAGCGATGTAAATCTTTTCCATTTCTTCGCCGTTCCAAAACTCGTTGTATGAGCGAAGATTCATTGAGCCGATTACTGACGCCATTAGATCGCGCGCACGGTTAATTGTTGGGACGCTAATTGCCGCGTTACGCGCTTCGCCTTCGCGGTAGGTGTAGTACTGACCGATCATGTTTACGCCGACATTTGACGATGAATAACCTGGTGCGAAACCGCCAGCTGCAGCCGCCTTGCTTGGCGCTGGGCTTATTGCTGCTTTCT